TTACGATTTCGTCTCTCAAGAACTAAGAGCAGCAGAAGATCCTGAGTTTGAAACCTTCTACACCAAGAACATTCTCTTGAATGAAGGTCTCCGTGCCTGGATGGCACCAGTGGATCAACCACACGAAAACTTCATCTTCCCAGAAGAAGTATTGCCAAGAGGTAATGCCCTCTAAATATCGGTATGAACGATAAGTTAAAACCTGGCAGTATCAACCCCGTTATCAATTGGATAGCGGGGACTTTAATAGGATACATGACATTAGTATTACCACTAATTCTTGTGGTGTTATAATAGGAGGGTCTCATGATCCTCTTTTTTTGTATCCATAAATAAATAGAGGATTCGATTAGGATTTGAATGGCTAGTATATTCAAGCCGAAAAGAAGTAGTGTCGTAGGTCGTGTTCCAACTACAGCCGATCTGGTTGATGGTGAAATTGGTATTAATATACCGGATTCAAAAATCTACATTAATACTGGTGGAGTAATTAGTGTAATTGCAGACTCTGCTGCTGGTGGTGCTGGATATCAAGTTTTAACTATTGATGATAGTGGTGATCTACTTCAAGCAAATAAGAGATACGTTGTAGACTCTAGTGGTGGAGCATTAAATTTCACCATGCCATCAGCACTTTTGTCTGCTGGAACCTTCCTTGAATTTGTAGACCTCACTGGATATTGGAATATAAATACTGTTACTATTAACAGTCCTGGTGTTGGTTTATATGATGCTCAAGGAAATCTCGATGAGTTTCCACTCTATCTTGATCTAGCATTTTCAGGTCTGAAAATTGTTTATGATGGAACAAACTGGAGAATGGTAGCACTAAGTTAACATGGCACTCTCACAAAGCGGATCCTATCAAGGAGATATTAGTAGATCAAATAGTTACTGGATGTATGCTCTCAGAAGAGATGATGAGGGTATGCTTCATCTCACAAAAGTGAGCAGTGCTTCTACTGAATCAAATATTGATGTTGGGGTGAGATACGATGGAACACAAGTTCCAGAATTCGGTGACCTTCAAGATTACGTCTTGGAAACTACCCCAGAAAAATCACTCACAAACCACCCACAAGATAAATATCAACAGTTCCGATTTGACAGTCGTAACTTGAATTATTATATAGATGATGATGGTTATTTTATCTTGAAAGTAACCGGCACCCATACGTATTCTGGACCTGTATAAAGAGAACCAAAGATGGCTGAATTTAGACTTGGTAGACTGAAATTTAACTATAGAGGCGACTGGGCTGCTTCTACGGCATACGTCATTGATGACGTTGTTGTTCTTGGAGGCAACCTGTACGTAGCAGTAGTTAACCATACATCCGCTAGCACAGAGGATCTTTGGTACTCTACAGACTACAACATAGGCACTCCTAAGTGGGAGGTGATGGTCCCTGGTGTTGATAGTGTTGGTGTATACACAACTGGCACCTACTATGGAATCAATGATCTAGTAAATTATGGTGGAGTTCTTTATCGTGTAACAACTCCTCACGTCGGTGCTGCTTTCACAAACTCTTACTTTACCCCTGCTGTTGAAGGGTATGGTAATGTAACACCATTTAGTACAACCACAGATTATAAACTAAGAGATGTTGTAAGATCGAGTGGCAATGCTTATGTTGCTTCGACTGCCATTTCTGCATCGGACACCACCCCAGCTGGAAATGATAACTGGGATCTCTTAGTAACTGGTATTTCTACTAGTGGTATTACCACATATTCTGGTGGAATTCTGTATGATCAAGGTCAGATAGTTACCTATGGTGGTAATACTTACATTGCTATTGGTGCCACAACAATAGATATACCACCAAATGGTGATCCTAACTCTGAAAATGATTGGGCTCTCATTGTTAGTGGTTTAAGAAATGCTGGTACTTGGAGCACAGCAACAACATATTATATTAATGATGTTGTATTGTATGCCAGTTCTTCTTACGTTGGCATTTCTACCTTCAACATAGGTAATCAACCTGACACAAGTCCTACACATTGGCAAAACCTTGCTCAAGGTACAGCTGCTGATGTTCTGGTAGATAGAGGTGACTTGCTCACCAGAAGTCAAAGTGGACTTGCTAAAGTTGGACTTGGATCTTTGGGCACTGTCCTGAAGAGTGATGGTTTAGATCCTGTTTGGAATTACTTCGGTCAGCAAAAAGATAACTACTACGTTGGTATTGGTGGTAGTGACGTTGATGGTGATGGAAAAACTTTAGAAACAGCATGGAGAAGTGTTGGATATGCTCTGTCTGTTGTATCTGATTACAACACACCTTCTGCCATCAATGTGTTTGCTGGAATTTACCAGGAACACCTGCCCATGACAGTTCCACCCGATGTTGATATCATCGGGTCTTCTCAGAGACAAGTGTTTATTCAACCAGCAGTTGCTGGCATGGGAACAACAACCATGTTCTTCATGAGCAATAACACACTTATTAAAGATGTTACTGTTCGTGGTCTTTGTGGATATGCCAAGACTAATGATCAAGCAGAGGCTATTCTAGGTGTAGATCCTGGTAAGGTTGGTTGTTACTTCATGCTGAATCCAGCATCACCAATTATTACTAAGTCACCTTACATTCAAGACGTGTCTTGTTTCTCTGGACCGGCTATTACTGGTAGGGTAGGATTTGATCCGGCTATTAATACTGGATCTGCTATCGGTGCTTATATCGATGGAGATGTACATGCTGGATTTGCTCAAACTGGTAACCAGTCCATGGTTATGGATGCTTATACTCAAGTCAATGACGAGGGTATTGGTATCTGGGTTGACAACTTAGGTAAGGCAGAACTTGTTTCCATCTTTACTTACTTCTGTGACTTTGGATATGTTGCCATGGACGGTGGTATCATTCGTTCTCTGAATGGTAATAATTCTTATGGTAACTATGCTCTATCTGCATTTGGTGCTTCTCCAACAGAGACACCAAAACCAGGATACATTAGAGGTGAGAGACTAAACCTGTTGGCAGCATCCTTGACTGGTGGTATCAGTGTTGGATGTACGATTACTGGACAAACTTCAGGTGCTGTTGGACATTTGATTAGTGACCAGAGTGCTGCTGATCCACCATTTGTTCTCTTTGAATATGATTATCAGAACTACCCAGTAGCTAACTTCCAAAATAATGAGGAAGTATTGTTCGGTATTTTCCCTGGACCAGGTATTGCTGAAAGTGCTACAACAGCAGCTGCTGATGCCGTACAAGGTATGAGAGGATTCATCATGCCACTGTCTGGTCTGACTGAAGAACCAAGACCAAGAGGTGTTATCCAGTTTAGTAATGTTCAATACTCTGGTTTGGGTTCCGATGGTGCCGGAACCTATGGATATGGTACGACAGCAATTGGTGTTGGAACAGACACTAATGCCTTTACTCTCTCTGCTGTAACAGATTACGTTCCTGGAACATTTGGTATTGTTGGTACATATAATACAACAACAGTTGCTCTGGGTGCTGCTGGCACTTATACTGGAGTAGCAGTTACCAGTAATGGCAGTGGTGCTAATGCTCTCTTCACCGTTACAGTTGATGGTGGTGGTAATGTTTCTGACTTGGTTGTCACTACTGAAGGTAATAACTATGCTGAAGGTGACATGATCACAATCGATGGAACTTCCATTGGTGGTCTTGCTGGTGCTGCTTGTACGGCAAATACCTTCCCAAGAAGTGGAAGAGCAACCTTGAGACTTGCTGAAGAAAAGACAATTGCTTCTGCTACCAAGCAAAAGGTTACAATTCTCTATGACTATTCACAGATTCGTGTGACTGGTCATGACTTCCTTGACATTGGTATTGGTGGTACAGTTACTTCTAGATATCCTCTGAAACCACTTCAGCAACCAATCGAAGGTAATCAGATCAACGAAGTTGCACCTGCTCGTATCTTCTTCGTAACCTCTGACCAAGATGGTAACTTCAGAGTTGGTAACTACTTCCGAGTCGATCAGGCAACTGGTAGTGCTACCCTGAATGCTTCTGCCTTCAACCTGTCTGGTCTGACTGAACTGAGACTGGGTTCTTTGGGTGGTCAGATTGGTGTTGCTATTCAGGAGTTCTCTGCTGATGGAACTATGTCTGGTAATAGTGACAGTGCTGTTCCTACTGAGAAAGCAGTTAAGACTTATGTTGATCTGGCAGAAAACAACCTCAGAACAAATACATACTTCTTGAGAGGTAATTAATTCTTAAACTGATTTCGTTATGTACAATCAACCTTTTGCTTGGGGTCCTCTACTCTGTAAGATGCAGGTAGAGGACTCTATTTTAGATGATCTCCTTTGGGAAACTAAACGAGGGGACGAAGATTATAATGCTGAGGCAAACTTAGTTGCTACAATGCATGATGAGTGGTCGTTTAGTGAAGAAACTATTGGATGGTTTCAAAGAGCAATCACTGAACACGTTGAAACTTATTTGCAAACTTTAAGTTATCATCTTTCTCATAATTGTTTTTGTCAGTGGAAGTTGTCAGAACTTTGGATTAATTATCAAAAGGCAAATGATTTTAATCCACTTCATGATCACTCTTCTGACCTAAGTTTTGTTCTTTATATTCAAGTCCCTGAAGAACTAAAGACTGAGAAGAAAAGATACAATATGGTGAACAAAGGTCCAGAACCTGGAAGTATTTTATTCATGTTTGGTGAATTTAGAGAACCTTTTGTAGTACCACAGAGAAGTTTTATGCCAGAGAGAGGAGATATGTTTATATTTCCCTCTACATTGAGACATATGGTGATGCCATTCAAGACACCAGATGTCGAAAGGATATCAGTAGCAGGCAATATAAGATTCACTGAATAATTCCATCTATAAATAATAGGACAGGAAAAACTTTATTTTGAAAGCAAATGGCATCTGGAGTTTTAGGACAGTCCGCTCCCTCGGCTGGGGTTGCTACAACCGTTTATACCGTACCAGCATCTACTCTGTCGGTGGTCACAATTTCATGTGTTAATCGTGGGGCATCGGCTGCAACAGTAAGAATTGCTCTGGCATCTACAGCAACACCAACTAATCAAGAATACATCGAGTATGGAGCAGTCGTTCCATCTGCTGGTGTATTAGAAAGAAATGGTGTGGCACTTGAAGCTGGCAAGAGAGTGAATGTATTCTCATCGACGGCGGACACATCATTTAATGTGTACGGTTTAGAGCAAACAGTCTAAGGAGATAATTAAATGGCAAGGTTTATTGGATTATCGGTCCAAAAAGGGGCAGTTGCTTCTCCATTTATTGTCCGTTCAAGTGAATATACCAGATCAACTGGTATAGGAACAACGGCTTCTCCTGGCAGTGGTAATAATGTCACCAACATCAATGATGACAATGGCAACTGGACGATAGATAATATATTGTATGACAGTGTAAGAACTGGCATCATCACACAATATACAGAAACTATTTCTGGAGTATCTAAGACTTTCCAAATTGCTTACGATACCAATCAAGATGTTACATCAATTACGGAGTTAGAATAAAATGTCAGCAGATGTATTACTTTATAATGCTCTGAATGAAGAGAATAAAGCTAAAAGAGCAGAACTAGCTGAGATTGAAGCATGTTTAGCAACTCAGAATGCTGTCTGTTCTGCTGCTCAAGATGTTATCTCCGGGGTTGCTCAAACAACAGTCGGACTTAACACCAGTGGTATTGCTACCTCCTTGTCAATTTGGAGTACTGGTGCTTGGGGACTGATTGCCAGTACACCAGGTCCAGGACTTGCTTGGTCTGGTGGATTTAAGGTATGTAATACCGATGCTGGATTTGGTTGTGGTTGTGATTGTAGTTGGACAGTCCCTGCTGGTGTTACCTGTGTAAGATTCCAACTCTGGGGTGCTGGAGCAGGTTCTGGTATGCCATGTTGCTGTGGTCAGAGTTCAATCGGAGGAATAGGAGCATATGCCTCTCTGATTATGCCAACAGCAGCAGGTGAAACATTCTGCCTTTGTTCGGGATGTGCTTACTGCTGCTATGCTTGCCGTAATGGTACTAATACGGTTGATGGATGCCCATCTTTTGTTCTCTCCGGCGGTAGCAATACAGTTGGAGTTTTAACCAACTTCTGTGCTGAAGGTGGATTGGGTGGTATGTATTGTGACATGAGGAACCGTTGCCTCAGAGGTCCAGCAAGATGTAACTTCTGTAGTTATCACCAAAACGCATACATTTGTGATAGTGGTTCAGACTCATGCCATTATCCATATAACTATACCACTTCTGGTTCTTTTGCTGAAGATGGTTGGTATCCAATGATGCATACAGCAAAAACATATTATGGGGTTGTTCCAGAGGGTCACCAAATCTATGGTATGAATGGTTCTCAGGGATGGTACAAGCACTTCTGTACCTCTAGTTTCTGTATCACTCACCCACCAGTTATGGGATTCATTGATGGTGGAAACTGCCAGTGCTGTGGATGCTGTATAGCACAGTGGAATGATAGAAACGGATGCTATAGATCTGCTCAGAACGGATACATGCAGATGCCAGGAGTCGGTGGATGGGGTGCTTATCAATGTGCTGGTGCTAATGGCAACTGTGCTGACAGAGGAAGAATGGGCATGGTTTGTGTCCAATACTTCTGTACGTGATATAAATAAAATGAGCATCATAATAGGGCAAATTAAAGTATTGATCCCATGACTACAATTACTAAAACATACACATATCCTCTACCCGACGACAACTTCGTAAAAGGAGTTTCTGGTGATCGAGTTGGTGAGTGGACTTATGAAGGTCCAGATGAATTTGTTGTTGAAGTTGCCTCTGACGGTGAAATTTACGATGTTGATACGAAAACACCTGGTCCAGATAGAGTACATGTAACAATCAATGCTGAAACTCATCCAGAGATAGCAGATTGTTTTGCTCATTATTTTACTGATGATGCTGGTGGACCAGAGATGGTGTTCGAAGACATTACCATGGAGAATGGTGATGTTTATCAGCACTTGACTAATCCTCGTATCAGTGATGTTTACAAACCTATTTGGAATAGAACAACTGGAACTTGGAAATTAACTCAGATTCTAAGACCAATTGAAAATCCAGCAGCAGCTGTTGCTGGAACCAGGAGAGATAGATATCAAGACTATCGTGATAGATATGATTTCAGTGAAGAGATCAATACTCTGATTGATAATTATATTGCTGAATGTAATACATTCATTGATGAAACTCCAGGTATTTGTACTTGGAAATATATTACTGTACCAACGGAACAACCTGGCGTAACCGTTCCTAGAATGCCAGCCGCGGTCGAGGTTGAATTCGCCAAAATCGAACTTACAGCAGAATAATAGGAGTCACGTACAATGGATGTATTAGCATATAGTGCTTTTAACGAGAAGAAAAGAGTTGAATCTGAGATTGCCACAAAGACAACAGAGCTGAACACTAAGTTACAAGATACTTACAGGAATGTGGCAACTGCTTGTCACATGACTCCAGAAGCTTTCTGCTGGACAAGATGTATTGAACCTTGTTTACAAAGAGAACCACATCTTGTTAACTATTGGACATATATTCCAGATATGCCCAGAGTTACTGGGTCATTTAAAGTTTGTTGCTGTCCATCTGGTACTGACGCAAGTTTTAACTGTGGTGCTACCTGTGTATGGACAGTTCCTGATGGTGTCTGCTATGTAAGATTCCAACTCTGGGGTGCTGGTGGAGGTAGTGGTGCTGGTTGCTGCTGTGGTGGATCTGCATTTGGTTCTACTGGTGCCTATGCTTCGGCAATGCTTAGAACCAAACCTGGTTGTGAGTATGTTATTTGTGCTGGATGTGCTTACTTCTGTAGAGTACAGTACAGTGGATGTGGTAGAATGCCAGGGTGCCCATCATATGTAACTGGTTACGGACTTTGTGGTTTCTGTGCCCAAGGTGGTTGGGGTAGAATGGGTCAGTGGATGGCTCAGTGGGGATGTAGAGGATGTAGACTATTACACCCAGCGTCTAGTGAGTGTGGTCCATGCTTCTGTAACTGTACAACAGACTATTGCTTCGTTTCCAGTAGAGGCGTATGTGGAGACATTCCTTACATGCCTGCTGCTACTTACAACGGTGTAATCACGAATAATGAACCAGGAGAGATGAACTTCGTCTATGGTATTCGTGGAATGTGGCCAGCTGTAACAATGGATAACTCTCAGTATGGAACCCATTGCCATCCTCCAATCAAAGGTTTTGAATCTCTTACATGCTGTAAGATTTGTTTCAACGGATCCGTAATATGTGGTGCTAACTGTGGTGCCTGTGCTGGATGTCTTTGCTATCCTGCTGCTGGTGGATTCTTTACTGTAGGATATGCCACTAATAGTATGTACGGTGACATGGGTAAGATGGGCATGGTTTGTGTTCAATACTTCTAATAGGTGTTATAATAAGTAAATAAATAACTGAAATTGAGTTCGTTAGTGGTTGAATTTTCTTCATGAATAAAGCATTTTTTATCAACGGTGGAGCAGGTAGAGTTCTCTGCTCCATCCCAGGATTAGAACGTTACGCAGAAACTCATGATGATTTTGTAATCATTGCAGAATCATGGGGTGATCTCTATATGAATTGTCCCACCCTCAGGGATAAGTGTTATCCAACACACCACAAGGGACTCTTTGAAGAGAAACTAAAAGACAAAGAGATTATTTCTCCAGAACCTTATCGTCTCAATGCCTATTTCAATCAGAAATGTAATCTGATTCAGGCATTTGATATGATGATTAATGATCTTGATGAGATTCCTGAAACCAGACCATTGAAACTTGATCTGACAAAAGCAGATCAGGTCATTGGATACAACATTGTTCAGGAAGTAAAAGAAAAACTCAAGAAAGAAAAGACAATTGTCATTCAACCCTTTGGCAGCACTGTAAAGGCAGAAGGTAGATTCATCATTGATCCTTCTGGAAGGAGTTTTGAACTGGCAAACATTCAGGCAATCATTGACAAACTCAAGGACTTCTATAACATCATCGTAATGTCTGATGTTAGTATTCCTGGAATTGAGAACTCAGGAGTTGCTTGGCCACAGGGAGTTAGTTTGAATGCTTGGGCAGGTATCATTAATGCTGCTGATTATTTCTTAGGATGTGATAGTGTAGGACAACACTTGGCACATGCTCTGGGCAAACCAGCAACTGTTGTCATTGGTGCTACATTCCCCGAAAATATTTCATATCCAGACAATAAAAATTTCAAGATTGTAGATCTTGGTGAGGGTAGGAGAAAGTATAGTCCTATCAGAATGTCCTTTGAGGATGCTATTGATAGGGATAATGAGGCTCTGATGCTCATGAAAGAAGCCAAGCAAATTGATGCTATTGTTGAGGGAATCAAGAAGAAACTTGGCAAACCAAAGAAAAATTTGATTGGCACTATACCTCCGACCATGAAAGGAGCAGATATTAATGTGAATGGAGATCTCTTAGGGCAGGGTTCTAAGTTCAACGGGTTTGCTGATAAACAGATCAAGAAATCAGCAAGGAAGACTGCCGTAGAGCAAGTCTTAGAAATGAATGATGTAAACTGAGGTAGATCATGAGTAAATCTGAAGTAATTGTGGCAGTTGCCCGCGGGCATAATGCTAGTACCACACTTATGATCGATGGAAAAATCGTGTGGTATGTTGAGGAGGAAAGACTTACTAGAAAGAAGTATGATGGATGTCCTTTGGCAGGACTGTTAGAAGTCTGTAAGTATGTGGATCATATTGATCACCTGCTTATATGTCATACACATAGAGGTGGTCCTAGGACTGATTGGACTGGAGAAGATCTTTATGTGGGTTTGATTCAGAAGGTCTTTAAGAATAAGAATCTTCCTGAGGTACACTTCATTGATACTATTCACCACGAACTGCATGCTGCCTGTGGGTTCTTAAACTCTGGGTTTGAATCTGCTGCTTGTGTCATTGCTGATGGTGCTGGTAGTTTCCTACGTACAGAATATTTTGATGATGTTGGATATGAATTTGAAACCATCTTCAAAGCAACTTGGCCACTGAAATTTGAAACTGTATGGAAACATATTGGAACTAAATCTCCCATTGGTATCATTGATATTGGGTTGAGGGGTGAAGAGATCTATACAGAACATCCTGGTATCACAAAAGCATATGAGGCTGTGACTGAGTATTGTGGTTTCAGTTCTATTGATGCTGGTAAAACTATGGGATTGTCCCCATATGGTAAGGAGAACAAAGATATTCCACCACTTCTGACAACCAAGGGTTGGGTCAGCAGAGAAATGTTCTTGCCAGGGTATCCCAATGACAGCAAAGTTAATATCTGCTCTGCTCAAATTTTCTGTGATGACATGATCTCTAGATCTGAATTGAAAGATGGTAAGTACAGTCAGGTTCAGAAAGATTTGGCATATGCTATTCAGAGAGAGTCTGAGAAGTATATGATTGACAAGATCAAAAAGGCTATTGAAATTACTGGTGAGAAAAACATCATCATTTGTGGTGGATATGGTCTGAACTGTGTTGCCAATAATAAGTTCTGGAAAGAATTTCCTGATGTGAAATTCCATTGTGAACCTATTTCACATGATGGTGGAACATCTATTGGTGCTGTCAAGATGCTTTATGCTAGACTCCATGAGCAGCAAGGTCCTTATCCTGTACAGGAATCAATTTACTATGGACCACAGTATGATCCTGCTACCTATGAAGATGCTCTGGAGGGTCTAGAAACCTCTGAGACAACCGTTGAAGAGGTTGCCCAACTAATCCGTGACGGAAACATTGTAACCATCTTCCAGGGTCGTTCTGAGGGGGGTCCCCGTGCTCTGGGTAATCGTTCTATTCTGTTCGATCCTACCATTAAAGATGGAAAGGATATTGTCAATGGTGTCAAGAGACGTGAGTTCTTTAGACCATTTGCATGTTCGATCAAAGAAGAAGCAGTTCATGATTGGTTCAATCTTCAAGGTCGTAAGAAGAGTCCTCACATGATGTATGCTGTTGAGTGTAATGAAGGGGTGGAGGAAAAGATTCCTTCTGTTATTCACGTTGACAATACTTGCCGTATTCAAACCGTGACAAGAGATGAGAATCAACACTACTATGATCTCATCGATGCCTTTGAAAAACTTAGTGGTGTTCCTATCTTGTTCAACACTAGTTTCAATCTTGGTGGTGACCCACTGGTAGAAACAATTGAGGATGCTGTTGACACTCTCAAGAAGAGCAAGATAGAATACATGTATCTCCCAGAGATCAGTAAACTAGTAAAAGTCTCTAATGACTAAAAAAATGAAATACGTATTTGTTAATGGAACATTCGACGTGCTTCATCGTGGACATGTTGAGTTGTTCAAATATGCTAAAGATCAAGGTGATGTTTTGATCGTAGCTATTGATTCGGATGAGAGGGTTTCTAAAATGAAAGGACCCTCTCGTCCTGTCTATACGGATAAAGAAAGAAAATATATGCTGGAGCATCTTAAACCAGTAGACCAGGTGTTTATCTTTGATTCTGCTGAAGAGTTAACAAAATTGGTAGAGATGATCAAACCTGCTATAATGGTAGTAGGGTCTGATTGGAAAGGCAAGAAAGTTATTGGTGGTGAACATGCTGGATCTGTTAAATTCTTCGACAGAATTGAAGAATACTCATCAACGGAAATCATTGAACGTATTACTTCTCGGGGAGACCTGTGAAGATCAATACATCTACGGCAAAGTAAACAGACTGAATCCAGAATCAGCAGCACCGATCTTAAGTTATGATCGGATGGAAAAGAAGAGGGGAATGTCTGCTAATGTATGTGAAAACCTCAAGGCATTTGATATAGGTGTCATACATTGTACCAATGAAGAAAAAATTGTTAAGACCAGATATATTGAAGAGAGATATAATCAACATCTATTGAGAGTGGATGTTGAACGAAGAGTTCGACCCTACTTGGATGTTCTTCCACCACAAGATTTTGATGCCGTTGTCATTTCAGATTATGATAAAGGGTTCTTGACCTTCGATAAGATCCTTCAGATTACTGAGACATATACCTGTCCAATATTCATTGATAGTAAGAAGCATGTTCTTCCTGATAGAGAAGAGTGTTTCATCAAAATCAATTGGAAAGAGTATCAACAACTTAGAGTGAAAGTTGATAATGCTATAGTAACTCTTGGAGAAAAGGGTGCAATGTATAAGGATGAGTTGTATCCAACAGAGAAAGTAAATGTCTTTGATGTTTGTGGAGCAGGTGATACGTTCCTCTCTGCTTTGACTTTTCATTATCTACGTACCAAAGACATAGAAAAGTCAATTTTCTTTGCTAACAAAGCATCTGCTATTGCTGTACAACAACCAGGAACATATGTACTTCAAGAACATGATGTTAAATATTTAAAAAGTCTTGAATTTGCTGTACGATGACAACACCTAGGGCTGCTGAACCAATCAAGTTTGTTCCCAAAGGATGGGGATATGAAAAGTGGATTGTCAATTGTGACAGATACTGTGGAAAGATTCTCCACATGGTTCAAGGTAAGAAATGTTCATGGCATTATCATCAACTCAAGGATGAAGTCTTCTATGTTCAGAGTGGTGTTATTGAATTGTCATTCTCATGGGATGACAATCTAGAGATTGCTGATATCCGTATTCTCACAGAGGGTGATAAGTTTCATGTGCCTGCTGGTATGAGGCATCGCATGAAGGCGATGAAAGATACTGAGTTGTTTGAATTCTCAACTCAGCACTTTGATGAAGACAGCTACAGGATCATAGCTGGAGATAGTCTGGAATCGTAATGTACTGATATTTTTTGACCCACCTCATATCTGCTTTAGTAAAATATTGATACTTTCCTTCTAGGTGCTCTGGGAATGACACATAGTTAATCTCAGCACCTTCTTTTTCTGCAACCATTTCAGCAACATCTTGGAAACTTACGGGTGATCCTGTACCAATATCGTAAATGCCACTATCCAAGTCGGGAGTCATTGTAAGATTGAACACATCGTTAACACATACAAAGTCACGGTACATCTTATCTGATCCCTCAAACAAACTGATCTGACCTGTCTCTCTTGCTTCTTTAGTGAACTTAGAGACGGGACTTGCTTGATTACCTTTGTGATCTTCATACCTACCATACACATTGAAGAATCGGAATCCTTGAATACTTTTGAATTCATCCATGTGATCTTGCACCCAGTAATCTATAGTTGCCTTAGACATGGCATAGTAATTCAATGGATTGATACTACGATCTTGTGAGTTTCCATAGACAGATGCTGATGAGGCATACTTCACAGGAATCTGATGCTTGATTGCTTTCTTGAATAGTTTCGTGCTAAACTTGACGTTAAAGTTATGAATCCTATTCAAGTTAGTCTCAGTCGTAGATGAGATGGCACCAAGATGAATGATCTGGGTTACTCTATCCCAGTTATCAAAATGTTTGAGGAATTTATAACAGGTATCTTGCTCTACCAGATAGACGGATTTCTCCCACAATGCTCTCTTAAAATGTGTTCCAATAAATCCTTGGTGACCAGTCAGGATAATCATCTTATCTGTTCTTTCACTCATTATAACACATAAATATCTAGACGGTATCTTAGGTAATATAGTGACGTTTGGTAAACTGGGGTCATTAGTTACAGTCAATCCAAATCCAGTAGGGATTTTTACTGCTTCATCTGGATCCGAAACTGTAACAGTTTATGTAAATAATAAGAACAACGTTGATGCTAGATATTCTATTGGTGTTACCACCAGCTATGGTGTAACTACGCATGAGATAACTACAACTTTTGAATTAGCTGGAAACTATACTTTAGATGGATTTGATAGAAATGGTATGGTTATGGGATATAACCGTACCGTTACTATCTACGTAGGAGATACTTTAACTTTTGATAATACTGCTACATGGGAATCTCACCCCATGTATCTCAGAGTATCTCCTGGAGGATCAAGTGTTGATGGAGCAACTGGAGAGGGAACTGCCACTGTTAGCTGGACTCCTACTGCTGCTGGAACTTTCTACTATCAGTGTTCAGTTCACAGCAATATGCTTGGAACCATCCTCGTAGAGGATTTTCCTCCTCCCACCTACGTCAACTATGTCAATAGAAGAAATCATATTCAAGCTCTTGAAACAATAGAGGAAGATAAACTGTACATTGATCAAGGAGAATCTGTATTTGTACAATCATCTATAGCAGATGTTTCTTTTCTTGTCATTGGAGTTGGTGGTGGAGGTTCGACTGGATATGGTGCTAGTGATACATTTACTACCAGTGATTCTACCAAAGGAAACAATGTAACTCTGTCTACACCAGGAGCAGATGTAGTTTACACTCTTGGTGTTAACAATAATGGTCATGCTAACTCAAGAATATTTGTTGGAGTAGCAGATACTGTTGGTAATTTGGATGAAGGATGGATCACCTATGGTAGCCTCATAGGTCCAGGTGGTAACTACACAATTCAAGATTTGTATGTTGGTCAAGATCAATCAATTATTGTAAAAGCATCTGAACCAAACGTATCATTTGTAAGTCTTGTCAACGTAGCATCCTCTGGTGGTGGAGGAGGAGGCGGTGGAGGTGGTGCCGCTGGACTGTGGGAACAAACTGGAGTCGGTATTAACACCATTTCCAACGTTGGTATTGCTACGACTGCTCCACAAAGTCAGTTGCAACTTGGACAGTCCTTTGGACTCCAAGGTGGAATCGGAACTTTCACTGCTGCTGTAGGTGTGGCAACTGTTCTTGATTCATATACATTGACAGATACTGATTTCCAACTTGCTGAGTATACTATTCATTTACAGAATCAAAATAATACTCAAGCACAAAAAATCATGATATTGAATCTTGGTGGAGGAAGTGTTTCCTTCCAACCATATGCTATCATGACAAATCAAAATACAATTGCTGGTCTTGGAGTCACCATTAACTCTGGAGACTTACAATTAAGAGCCACCCCAGAAGCAGGAATTACAGGACTTACCACATTTAGATTCTCTAGATCTACATTGCTCTGAAATGAAGTATACAATTAGTGTTCACAATCCAGAAGACTGGCAAGAGATCCATGATGTTCTGTGTGGAGTTTCTTCATGTCCATGTATTCCAGACAGAGAAGTAACTTGTACAGATGAAAAGTTACACAGTCCAACTAGAGGAACTTTTGATCTGGAAGATCACGAGGCAGAAGAACTCAAGTCACATGAAAAGATAGCATGGGTAGAGTTATGTCCAACCTGCTATTCAGATAGTTATCCCAAACCATTTCTAGATCAAACTGATAGATGGCCATCTGATGTTAAAGTATACAGAGATCTTGGAAGTTATCCTCCACCAGGGGTGTCCACTGTTGGAGAACTCAATAGAACTAACTGGGCAATGCCAAGGGTTGGCATTCTAACTAATGGAGTTCTTTGGCCACCACCAGTGAGTGGTAATCCACAACCAATCAGTACCAATATATCCTACAATTTAACTGGAGCAAATGTTGATATTATAATTCAGGACTCTGGTATTCTTCAATACCATCCTGAGTTTATGAAAGATGATGGCACATCTAGAGTGAGAGACATTGTTCTAGATGGTCCTTATTATATTGATCCAGATTACTTTCAAGGAGCTTACGGGAATCCTGATCCATCTAAGACATATACCAAACCCGATGGTAGAGTAGGAGTCAATACTGCTGATGCTGTAAATTGGTGGCAAAATTCCAGCATGAGATCTTCAGGATTTTCTACCATTGGCACTGTGACTATACCAGGAGCGTACACTGCTCCAAATGCTCTAGGTGTTGATCCTGTTAATGGAACCAGCAATATGAGTAGTGGACATGGAACTGCCTCTGCTTCTCTTGCTGCTGGTAAAAACTTTGGTCTGGCATTTGAGGCAAACATCTGGAACATGCCTGGTATTGGTGATGTAACTGGTATGTCAGTAGAAACAAACTATGATTTGATGAAACTTTTTCATCAATACAAACCAGTTAGATCGGGTGCTGCTCAGAAAGATCCAACAGTTATCAATGGTAGTTGGGGATATAGAGCAGGATTCTATAGTTTTTCGGGAGCTATCGATTATAGATTCCAGAATCAAACTGGAACATTCGATGCTAATTCTTCAACGGTTAGTCAGGTAACTGCCATGAAGAATGGTTTTTATGCTAGTGGTTTTACTTATTTTTGGGCTTCTTCATCTAGGTCTAATTCAACAGATCAAGCAGCATATGAGATGATGGAATCAGGAGTTATCTATGTTGCTTCGGCTGGTAACAACAACCAAAGATTAGGTGTGGGTGCTGATGATTTACATAGATTGGACTATCTAGAGGATGCTTACTTTGGAACCACTGATCCAAGATCAGAATTTCCTACTGGGACAGTGCCATCGGGACACAGAGATTGGATGAATCCACAAGGTATAGGATTCAATACATCCTCTGATTTTCATCCTGTAATTTGTGTCGGTGCCATGGATGAATATATTTTAGAAGATGGAACTTACAGGGAGAGAAAAGCAAGTTATTCTAATAATGGTCCTGGTATTGATGTGTGGTCACCTGCCGA